TAATACTAAAACCAACAACTGACTGAGCGCGTATGCCGGATTCGGCTACGATATTTGGGCCTGGATTTGCCATTTTGAGATACTCCTATTAACCAGTGACGCGGGTAGCAAGTTCAGGATAGATCGTTGACCAGCCGTAAAGCACGTCAAGACGAGTCGGCAACTTATCGCTGTTAATGTCGTACTGACGTACCAGACGAATAGACAGTCCATCTGCGGAAGCCCTACCAGCCATGTCAACTCCCTGCGGTAGCAGAAGGTCAGCGGTGCCAAGTGCAAATGCGTCCTTGTGGAACGCCAGTGCGTTAGGAACTGATACAGCCGCGCCGGTAGAACCGGACAGGATGGTGGCAGTGCCAGAACCGATAGTGCCGGTGCTGGAAGTCACGTTCTGGAACTGGCCACTGAACACTGGAACAGGGAAGATGCTCAGTGAAGTGCTAGAACCAGGTGCATCAGCGGTAACAACGAAGTTACGCAATGCGCCCGTAGATTGACGATTCTGCGGGTTGACAGCGTAAACGCCAGGAATCGTGAATACGGTTCCTTTGGTCAGCGTGCCAGAGGTAGACGATACAGCCAGAGTGAAAGTGGACTGCGCGTTGTTCTGTACGCTTCCGCCAGCCTGTGCGGATACGGTGAACGCGGTAGCAGTACCAGAGGTAAAGTTGCCCACATTCTGATCCATTGCGAAGTTGAAGCCCAACGTAGAATCACCCAAAGCGCCCTTGTTAAAGATGCGCGAGATGGTGCCAGCCGGATTAAACAAGTTAGTCAGACCGCTGACAATACCAACTTCAATGGTGGGATCAACGATGAAGTTACGATCTTCGTCAACCGGAGCGGCTTCCTGATTTAGTCTAGCGCGTGCATCAAGAATCGCTTTGGTAGCCTGTGCCAGCGTCGGGGTGCCGGTAAGTTGCCCAACGGTTCCGGTGAGGTTGTAAACGTTTTTGAACTGCTGCAAACCATCGTAGTCGATTTTGTTCGCAATAGCGGCAACGGCGGGCTTGATAAACCGATCAGAAAAGTCACTGATATTCAGAGACAAGTCCTGAGTTGTGAAAGCCATATCTACACCAAACTGAGTATCCAGCGTCAGCGGAACATAAGTTTCAACTGCGGATTCAATCTGTAGCGCGGGGCCGGTACGACCGACATAACGCGGCGGTTTACGAAGGTTGATCGTGGTGCCTATCTTGGCCCCCTCGATGGCAAACTTCGAATCGTATTGACGATTTACGGCTTTGGTGAAAACCAACTGGTTAGTGAGAACCCGAAGGGCCTCATTAGTAATCATGCTGATAGTCAGCAGATTGTTACTCGCCATGATGTGACTCCTAATAATAGCGAAAAAAGATAAAGTGATAAGCCTTATGTTTTTTTCCAGATAGGAGCCAATCCCTCGAATAATCTGTACTTGCCTGACAGTCTATCTCGGCAAAAAGATAGAAAGACGTGCCGCTTTTATATCACAAAATCAAAGCAAAAAAAAGCCCATCATTGCGACGGGCTAAGAGGGGTAGGAACGTAAACTTTTAACGCTTCATCATCGCTTGGCGACGCGCTAAATCTTCAGCATTACGCGCTGCAATATATTCCTCGGTACTCATTTCGGAATAGGATTTTTCGTTACGCGGTGGTTTACCTGTTGCGTTGATCGGGCGTATTGGTTGGGGCGCTCTGCTAGCTTGTTTTGCTGGTGTGCCGATAATCTCGGCCAACTTCATTCCCGCTTGAATGGGATTCATGCTTGCAATCTGATAAGCCACGTCAAGATTTCGCCCCAATGTGTAAGCAATCTCAGGGCCGTTATCCATGCCCAATAACGCTTGGCGAATTGTCGGATTATTGGCTAATCGCGGATCGGATGTAATTTGTTCAATCACCGCGTCATAATCCGCGTGTTTCGCTCTTGTGGCGGCTTCTGCCTCTACTAATCGAGCCTGGGCCTGCGCTGCTGCTTGCGCCTGTTCGCGTTGCTGATATTCCGCTGCAACGGCCTGTCTTGCTTCCTGAATCGCTGACTCGCGCGTGTACTGCATCATTGCGTCAATATAACGCGGATCATATTGACCGCCAGCAAATTGCATCGGGTCAGGCGGCATGAGTCCTTGAGGCTCTGGAGTCGTTTGCGGCATATATTGACGCATCATTGACTCTTGTTGCTCAAGTATCTTTTCAAGCCGTTCGGCTTGGCGTCGAGCCTCGTGTTTGTCTCGCGTCAGTTCATCTATGCGCCGCTTGTACCACGGGTCTTTTTTTGAATCGTCAGCGTCAGCTAATGATTCCTCGTTAGCCTGATCTTGTTCAAGTGATTCCGATTCAATCTCGGACGGATCACTCGCCGCATCCTCTACGGTTTCCGCCGTGAGATTATCGTCTACTGTCTCAAAGACTGCATTTTCTTCTGTCATTGTGTTATCCCCTGTGTTGTAAACTTATTCAGACTCGCCAGGCTTTGCTTCGCCCGTTAGTGCTTCTGTATCTGCCTCGCGTGTCATACTGCCAGCGCCTCTAGCCGGTGCCGGTGCGCCGCCTTGTGGTTGAGGCTTTTGTACTGGCTGTTCCAGTTGCGCTTCCAGCCGCTCAAATTCAGGTTGTTGTTCAAGTGATTGTTGAGTGCCGATGCCCATCATCAACATGATGTTTTCACGCACAGCCGCTTGTAGTTGGCTGTCCGTCATCATGATCTTGCCTTCAACTTCCATTCGTTTTGTTTCAGAGTCAAACCACTCGCGTTCCTTTTCTTGCAACAGTATTGCGCGTTGATCCCGCAACTGCTGCATCTCTGCGCTCATCTGTTCCATTTGGTCAGCCATCTGCTCAATCATTTGTTGAGCCTGCATAACCTGCGGGTCTACCTTGTCGCTACCAGCCATCTGCTGTAATTGCGGAGGCAATAGCATCTGAAGCCTTTTGCTAATTTCTTCTGCCCCAGGCCAGTCCATGTTTTTCATCATCAAATCGCCGATGGATTGGAATAACGCGGGATTGGCTTGGGTTAGCGCCAGCATCATATTTGCAGCTTCATCGCGTTTAGTGGCATAACTGGGTCCTGAGTCACAAACCACGTCATATTGACCAATCGTAGGATTATAAATTGAATCTATTGCAGGGTTATCGGTGTTGGCTGAAGCTTGCGGTAGATTAGGATCAAGGTTAACAGTGCGCGGTGTACCATCCTCGCCAAGTATGCGAGCAACGCGAGGCCGATCGTATACTTTTGGGATCATGTCAACGATGATGCGCCCACAATGCCGAATTGAACGGTTCAGGTTATCTTGATAATGGAAGTTACCGGTTTCAGATTGCTTTTGTCTGAGTAACAGTGCGCGGCCTGACGTTTCATTAGACTGAGCGCCAAGTGACGGCTGATAAATGCCCATTGACTGCATGATATCGTTTTCAGCCAATCGGATTGCATCCATAATTGCGCTGCTTGCCTGTGGCGGCATAGCGCGTTGAGGTGCGCCAACGGGCGTTCCTGCGATGCTGACAGGATCATATTCTAAATATGCAACAGACTCTTTGTTGGCTCTGCCCCAGTTGGGGTCAGTCTCAAACTGACCAGCAACGCCAATAAATGGTGCTTTAGGTGCGAGTGCTACGTTTTCCGCGTTGGCGCTCAGGTAATAGTTATACAGGCGCTGCGCGTCCTTCGCGTTGCGAATCAATCCTGATAAATAGCGTTTACCCTGAACCCATATCTCGTGACCAATAACGGGAATTACAGGAATGTATTTAGTTGGTAGTTCGGTACGCTCAAGCACTTTGTCTCCGGTGACTTTGCACCACATACAGCGTTTAGGTTGTATCGTGCGAGAGCGTCCTGTTTCCTCGTCGTATATTTCCTGAGCCTCGTCGTACTCAAGATAATAATACTCTGCAATGCGCACTGAATCCTTGGTATACCAACCTTGCATGTCCCCATTTCCAGCGGCTTCAAATGAGGTTTCATCCACATCGGGATACATGCGTCTAAACTCTTCCTTGCTGATTTCCTCGGCTATGATGCACCACTCAGCATCTGAGCCGTCCGGCTGTTTGCTGTGTGGGTCAAAGTAAACCTTCATCGGATCGGGTATGCGGTCTATAAATATATCCTGATCGAATGAAGTATCGTCCACATAATCATTCCGCACTCTGAAATAACCTAAACCAGCGTCAACCTGCCATTCTACGGCGGTATCGTAGGCAATGCTGGCGTTAGAGTTGTCTTGAATATGGTGAACCAATCCCATCAGCACTTCAGCGGTTTCTTGGTCTGCGCCATCGTTTACCGGCCTGATTCTGATGCTTGGCGTGTTTTGCCGGATTTCGTTGACGACTCTATCCCTAAATTGCAAAAGCCGATTGACGACCAGCATGGGGCGTTCTTTGCCAGGGCGGTTCCTGTCGTACTTGGCCGATTCGCTCCACTGATCGCCAAGCCTTGCAAACCGAATGTCATTG